AATAATAAAAGTAATTGGTTTGTACCACAAGTTAAATTTATTGGTTATGAAACTAAAATATGGAAATTTGAAGACGGTTTAGATCAAAATTTTGAAAAATGGTTAAAAAATATGTATAGTTTTAATTTTAAAAATCATAAATTCGAATATCATAGACTTGACTATGACCACAATACTAAAATAGTATTAAACAAAAAACAAAAAAGTTATATTAAAAAATATTATTATCAAGATTACAAAATTTTATATTAATGAATCTTTCTAGAAATTTTAGTTTATCAGAATTAACAAAATCGGATACTGCAATTCGTAAGGGAATAAATAATAATCCTTCAGCAGAACAAGTAGAAAAATTAAAAATACTTTGTGAGAATATTTTACAACCTGTACGAGATCGATTTGGAAGAGTTACTGTGACTAGCGGATTTCGTAGTGTAGAATTATGTATTGCCGTAAATAGTTCAGCTAATAGTCAGCATGCCAAAGCTGAAGCTTGTGATTTCGAATGTCCAGGAGTAGATAATGCTGAAGTAGCAGATTGGATTAAAAATAATTTAGAGTACGATCAACTAATTTTAGAGTTTTATACTCCAGGCGAACCAAATTCTGGATGGATTCATTGCAGTTATGTACCTGAAATGAGAAGAGCAAGTTGCTTGCATGCTTATCGTTCTGAAGGTAAGGTTAAGTATAAACCAGTAACAGGAAAATTTAAGGATATAATATAATGGGAATAACAAGATCACAAATGCCAAAACAAATTGAAGGTAAGTTACGTGGCGCGAGAACCGAGAAAAAACAAGAAAAAAAGAAACTTCAAGTTAAGAAACCCTATCGCAAAAATGCTCTTAGCAGGACGTTTACTGTTTAAACCAAAAGTGGTACAATCTAAGAAGTTGTACAACCGAAAGAGGCTTAGACACGATGACAAAACTATGTGCTAGAGGCAAAGCGGCCGCTAAAAGAAAATTCAAAGTTTATCCGTCAGCGTATGCAAACGCATATGCTAGTAAGATTTGTGCGGGTAAAATAAAAGATCCTTCGGGTGTAAAAAGAAAAGACTGGGGTCCTAAAAAAGCTAAATTAGGTGTTATGGTCGATCATGCCAAAATTCATCGTCCAGTAATGGAGACAGAAACTCCAGCAGAATACAAAAAAAGATCAGAGTATTTTGGTAGTCATATAAAATCTACACTAGCTGATGACTCATACGTGTCTAATAAATCATATGAAGATTATTATGGTGACCTACTCAAATGAGTCTAGATAAATGGTTTAAAGAAAAATGGGTGGATATAGGTGCACCTAAAAAAGGAGGAAAGTACCAAGAATGTGGAAGAAAATCAGCCAGTGGTTCAAAAGGAAGAAAGTATCCAAAATGTGTACCACTTGCAAAAGCCACACGGATGACAAAGTCAGAAAAGGCGAGTGCTGTCGCACGAAAGCGCCAAGCGTCCAACATTGGCCCTAAACCAGATAATGTTAAGACAATGGCATCTAAGGGTGCATTTACTAAACTATATTATGGTGGTATGATAGATTTATAATGGAAGAAGCAAAAGAATATAAAGCATATTTAAAAGCACTTAAAAAGGCAACTGAGTCAGTTAATAAAGATAAGAAAAAACCTGTACAGTCAAAAAGAATTTTAAGTATGACAACATTTAGCGATGGTGGCATGTGCCGTGGTGCAGGAGCCGCTGTAAGAGGAACTAACTTTAAAGGAGTAATGTAATGGGTAAAAAAAACGATATTGATTCTTATATAGAAAGAAGAATTAATTTAGCAGGAGGAGAAACACTTAAAGGTATGATAAAAGATCAATTAAAAGAATCTAAAAAAAATTCTAAAATGTCAGGTGGTATGGCTATAGGAGGCGGTCATAAAAATTATAAAATGACTGGTATGATTAAAGCTAAAACTGGAAAGTTAACTGAAAAACAAAAGACGTTACCACTGCATTTACAAAAAGCAATTAAAGCGTAAGGCTATGACATGGCTACATCTGGGACTACAAGTTTTAATATTACGATTGATGAAACAATCGAAGAAGCCTACGAAAGATGTGGCGTAAGAACTAATTCTGGTCACGATATTAAATCAGCAAGAAGAAGTTTAAATCTTTTATTTTCAGAATGGGGTAACAGAGGTATTAACCTTTGGAAAGTAAAGTCACGAACTGAAACTTTAGTTAATGGACAAGCAACATACACTACACCTAATGATTGTAGTGATGTATTAGAAATGGTTGTAACTACGACAGGGGGTACACAACAATCTTTAACTAAAATTTCTAGATCTGAATACATTGCAATTCCAAATAAATCTGATTCAGGAACACCTTCTCAGTATTATGTTAATAGACAAATTGCACCAACTATAACTTTATATTTAGCTCCAGATACTTCTGCAGTTACAAATGTTTTTTATTATTACATTGCTAGAATTGAAGATGCAGGAGCTTATTCAAACACAACGGATATGCCTTACAGATTTTATCCATGCATGGTTTCAGGTTTAGCATTTTATTTATCACAAAAAATTGCACCTGATAGAATACAAGCATTAAAATTATTATACGAAGATGAATTAAAAAGAGCGTTAGAAGAAGATGGACAAAGAACTTCTGTTTACATCACACCTAATGTTTACTTTCCACAGGGGTCATAATGGCATACGCTAAAGGAAGATTCGCACAATCCATATCAGATAGATCAGGACAAGCTTTTCCATATAAAGAAATGGTAAAAGAATGGAATGGTTCATGGGTGCATATTTCAGAGTTTGAAGCTAAACATCCACAATTAGATCCTAGACCTAAAAAAGCTGATCCTATCGCTTTATGGAATGCTAGACCACAAAGAGCTGCACCAGTAACCGTGTACCTTGATCCACAATATTGGGATGGTCAATTTACTTCAAATGGAATGCAACCCTCAACTTCACCTCTTGAAGAAAATAATAAGAGACAGGTTGGAACTAGAGTAGGAAATGTTACAATAACAATTACATAATATGACTTACGCAGAACTTGTACAAAAAATTAGAGATTATACAGAAGTTGATTCAAATGTATTAACGTCTACTATTGTTAACGGTTTTATTAGAGATGCTGAATTTAGAATATTTAGAGAAGTAGATGCTGATTATGCTAGAAAATATGCTACCTCTAATTTTACCAGTGGTAACAGATATGTCACTTTACCAGATACGCAAATTATCAGATCTGTGCAGGTGATTAATGGTTCCGATAGAACTTTTTTAGATAAAAGAGATACTAGTTTTATTTCAGAGTATAATAATGGTGGAACAACAGGATTGCCTAAATATTGGGCTAATTGGGATGCAAATAGTATTGTTGTAGCTCCAACACCTAATTCCGCATATGTAATTCAACTTAATTACATTGTAACTCCCCCTGCTTTAAGTACTACAAATCAAACTACAGAATTATCTAATAAAGCGCCTGATTTAATTTTATATGCTTGTTTAGTTGAAGCTTATGGTTACTTAAAAGGACCTGCCGATATGTACAACTTATATCAAAACAGGTATAATGAAGCTATTCAATCTTATGCTTTAGAACAAATGGGCAGAAGAAGAAGAGACGAATTTGTGGATGGAGTACCAAGGGTTAAAATACCTTCACCTTCACCCAATAATTAAATATAAGGAGTAATAACATGGCAATATCACAAGCAGTAACAAATTCTTTTAAAAAAGAGTTATTAGACGGAGTACATGATTTAGATACAGGTGGAAACACTTTTAAATTAGCACTTTATACATCAGTTGCAAATTTATCCGCAGCGACAACTTCATACACAACAGGAAGCGAAGTGGCACCATCGGGACAATATACAGCTGGTGGCGGAGTATTAACTGGTCAACAAACTTCTGTTGCATCAGGCGTAGCGATCGTTGATTTTAATGATTTATCATTTACAGGGGTAACATTAACAGCGAGAGGTGCAGTAATTTATAACGACACAGTAGCTGGTGATCCATCAGTTTGTGTTTTGGATTTTGGTGGTGATAAAACTGCAACATCAGGAACATTTACTATCCAATTCCCTGACTTTACGACATCTGCTGCAATTTTAAGAATATCATAAAGGAGTTTAAATGGCTTTGGTTGTTAATGATAGAGTAAAAGAAACCTCTACCACTACTGGTACGGTAACTTTTACACTTGCAGGAGCAGTATCTGGTTTTGAAACTTTTTCATCTGCAATTGGAAATACAAACACAACGTATTACTCAATTGTAAACTCAAACGGTGAATTTGAAGTAGGACTTGGAACTGTTGGTGCAGGTACTTTATCAAGAGACACAATTATATCATCATCTAATAGTGATGCTAAAGTAAACTTTTCTGCAGGAACTAAAAATGTATTTTGTACATTACCAGCATCCAAAGCCGTTATCCTTGATTCAAGTGGAAACATTGTTGCAAACAATGGGTCTAACTTAACAAATTTAAATGCAGATAATTTAGCAACTGGAACAGTAGCTAATGCAAGACTTGATGCAGAACTTGCTGCAATTGGAGGATTAACTTCAGCAGCAGATAA